CCATTTGCGGCTCTCCCATGGATTGGTTACCTCCTGCCGGCATCGGCATGGTAGGGCCTCCTCCTCCGCTAGCCTGGTTCATTCCGGGCGGCATCGGCACTTCCGGCCCCATAGCTTTCTGAGTTACCTGCTCTTCCGCCATCGCTTCCGGCATATCGTCGGTTTGCAGGTGAAGCGCGAACGCTCTGGCGACAGATTTCTGGGCGTCTAGTTCTTGGGCTTCCGGGATCATCCCGACATACGCGCCTGCCATCGGCCCGAGCGCCCCGAGAGACTCCTCGAGTTTTTTAACCTTTTTGTTAATTTCGTTTAGTTGTTTCACGTGAATCTTCTTATGAGCGTCTGGTTCTCCTGGTATGCCTGGGACTTCTTCTCCAGCGAGTATGCGTTTTCCTTGGTCCTCAGCGCGTTGCATGGAGATATCCTCGTCTTCTTGAACCGGGATGAGCAACTCGGACGGAATGTTATTGGTCTCCATGTACCAGTTGAGTAGTTTCGGGCCGTCTATCCACGGGGTGGGGTGGTTGAGCCGCATCGCAGAATCGGACGGGTCTACCATAAACGGTGCTAACTGGGCGATATTGGCTTGGGATTTCTGCATCTCGATAGCCTTGGAGATCACCTCCATAGATTCCGGGTTGATAACGACGTCCCAGTCTCCCGAGATATCGAAGTATTCCGGCTTGATCTCCAGGAATGAGTAGTCGGAGGATTTTTTCTGTATTATCTCCATGGTATCCGGGTTTATCTCGAGTCCCTGGAGGCGGACTTTTTTGTTCTTCGGCTTGCCGAGTTTCTCGTCTATCTTCGGGACGCTGTAATACTGTTTCATCAGGGATACTATCTGGTATCCTGCGGTAGAGAGCGGCTCTGAGAAGGAATCTATCAACGAGTTGATAAAGGCGTCCATTTGCTCCTTAGTAAGCATGGAGGTGGTCGCCGACACGTATTTCTGCATGACTCCCATCTGGATGGGGTCTATTTGTGTGGCTAGCACGGCGTCTCGCTCGAGTCCTTCTATAGACCGGAACATATCGAACGTCATTTGCGGGAACTCTACCGGCATGAAGTCGTCCGGGGTGTTTACCGGAAGCATCAACCCTGCGGAGCCCTCTGCGTAGGCTTTTGACAGCTCGCCGTAAATATTCCGCTTCACCTTGACGATCGGGTTGGCGGTCATGTGCAATCGGTCGTAGGTCATATTTTTAAGTATTTCCTCTTCCGTCTGGATGGGCAACAGCCGGTCTGGGATGCCCACGCCGTATAATTGGTGTGGCATCTCGATAGTGGTGGCCATAACGATAGGGATTTGCTTATGCAGATAGGGTAGCGGCATATCTTTGATGACCACGTCGTTTGCGATCACGACATACTTATCGTCTGCCTTGTTGTAATAATGCAGTAATTCCACGTAGTCGTCTCCGTCTACATCTTTCGGTGGCTCGAAGAACTCGGTATTTAGCTCCGTATACGCAGATGCAGGGCGCACTTTGCTAACGTTTTTCGCCTCCGGGTCGTTTTCGTAGATAGCTTTAAACTGCTCCATGCTCGGCAGCATGCGCCTGATAAGCCATTGCGCCTCGTAATCCGAGCCGTGAAGCCGTCTTGCGGACGGGTCGACGAATATTTCTTGAATTTTGATCGTTTTTCTGGTCGTCTGACATTTCTGAGGCTTTTACGACCGGAATTTCCACTTCCCGGCGTTTTTTCAGGTAATATATCTGTAAAAACGCGACGCCGTGAATGAGAGCGTCTTTAAACCATAATGTAAGGCGGTGCTTGAATTTTCCCTTAGAAAATAACTCGTTTACGAGCTCCTGGACGATTTTGGCCTTCCTGACGTCCTCTGAGTCGTCTGAATCTTGCGGGCGGACGGAAAAGCGCAGGTCTACCTTGCGCAGTTTATTTACGGTCGAGTCTATCCTACCGGCCACCATGGGCGACTTGACGTTAGACTCGAAATCATCTCGAGACGGCTTCTCGAACCACATCAGGTACATCTTCTCCTGCACGTCCCAGCGAAGCATCCAGTCTCCTCCGGAGGCTCCTGCGGCGTCGTTGACGGTACCTCCAGAGCCGGTATCCCAGTAGCACGAGTTCTGACGGGAGGTTTTTGCAGACGCGAAGTCGTCTCTGACCTTCTTAATCACCTCGGCTTCTGCCGCAGTATATCGTTTTTTCGGTACATCCACCAGTATAATTCAATAAACTTATGGCATCGTCTTGACGACATCTTCTTTTTTGTAGTATCTCGGCCGAAACGTGCGCTCGAGGAAACATCCGGAGGCGTCCGAGACGATCTTGCCGAATCCGAGCCGTTCTATAGCGCGCTCGTCTTCTACTGGGGTGCGTACTCTACAGACGACTATCTCGTTCCTATTTAATTCGATTGTAACATAGGGGTATCTACGCTTCAATTCGCCAAACCATATCCAGAACGCTTCCGGCACGGCGTCTGAGAGTATGGCGGAGCCGTTATTCATTTTTTCTTGCAGGTTATGTTATGTCCTTGCAATTGCCGCTTCGTGTCGAATTGCTTACCGCAAATCTCGCACTCGAACGTTTTGGGTTCTTCCTGTTCTATCTTTTCCTCCTCGTCGAAGTAGGTCACATCTTTCCCTTCGACCTGGACGGGTTTTTTCTCGTCTTCGTCGCCTCCGATTTTATGGTGCTCTAAAAAGCCGAGCTCCGAGCTTTCCGTGCCGTCTGAGGCCTTCATAACCTTCCGGGCGTATCTTTTGAGGGATTCCCACGCCTGCTCGTCGACTAGTTTTTTCTCCTTCGGCTTGAGAATGAACACGCTTTTAAGGGTGCCGGTGGCCGGGTCGTCTACGAGGTTGATCTGTTTTCTCACCATGAATTTTTTGAGAAATTCTCCCTCCATGACGGACTTGCTGCCTCCGGTCACGACTTGCTGTCGTTTTTTCTCGTCTTCGTAGGCCTTGGAGAACTCTTCCCTGAGGGGTTGCCCGATGAGGTTTTTATCCCACGGGCACATAAACGGCTCTTCTGATTTCCACGAGTCGGAGAGCCAAATCCTGTATTTCGCCATTACTGCTGGGCGTTACAAATTAGTTGTGTGCGGAGTATATCCGCGCCGATATATTTTATGAGAGGTTGCCTCCTGGAATCTGCCAGGCACCCCCTCCAGCGACATCAACACGTACCGGCAGTCGTCTACCGCGTGATCCTCCAGAGACGTGTCTAAGTCGTCCTTCTTGGCGTCTCCCTTAGATGTCTGGTAATACACCATCTGCGGGAGGGTCCTAATAATGTTGGCACAATTTGAGAAAAACTTCAACATCGGCTCCTCGTAGGGTTTATGAGATAAGTAGCTTTTCATAACGCGCCATCCTTCTTCCCGGTTATTATTTCCCTCCTCTATCTGGCCGAGTTTAAAGCCGAACCCCATGGACTCGAGCACCTCGATACTGGAGAGCCCGGTCTGGTCGTTTTTCCGGCGCATGCTCGGGTCGACCACGGTTTTGAATATCAAGTCCCAGTAGTTTTTATTTTGTAATTCCTCTCGGATGTTACGAGCGGCGTCTGACAGGGACTCTCCCTTCCTATAATACTCCCAGATACACCACACCCGTCGGTCGTTATCCACGGCGTATAGATGCACGCTTCTGGGCTCCCTGGTACCGTCGTCCCAGCCTAAAATATACTGCCAGCCGGCAGGCGGGTCGAACGGAGAGACCGTATGTTTTAGTTGGTCCCACTCGGTAAAAAATTGCCCCTCGAACACGTCCCAGTCGCCGTATAGCAGCGCCTTCTGCTCGGAAAGAGGTAGCATCTTGAGCTTGTCCACGTAATCCGGGTTAGCTTTCATCAGGTAGATATTATCCTGCACCTTGGACGGAATGAAGTCGTAGTCTTCTGGGATATATCCCGGCTGGTCGCAGTCTTTAGTGACCCATCTGGACTTCACCCAGGCGTGCCCGATGCCTCCTGGGTTGGTGCCTGCGAAGAACTTGGTCTGAAGCGGCTTGACGGAGCGGACTCGGCTCATTAAATACGTAAACCGATATTCACTGAAATGCGTCAGCTCGTCTATGCCTAAAAAGTCCCATTCTCGGGATTGATACCGGATGACGTCCCCGTCGGTCTCTGCGTAGCAGAACTCGATAATATCTCCGGTCACGAACGTCATGATATGTTGGGATTGGTTGTAATTATAGAACCAGTTCGGGAGCATTTCTCTCATGGTGCGGATGATGGTGGCGTCCAATTCCGGGAAGGATCTGCGGAATATAGCGCCCGTGACGGGGAAATCGTATTTCAGGCACCTCAACACGGACTCCCAGATAAGGGCGTGAGTTTTTCCTCCTCCAGCGGCTCCTCCGTAGAGTCGGTATTTTGCGTTTGACGCGTGGAATTGCTTCTGCTGAAGAAGCGGCTTGTACATCTCGTCGATATCGAACTCTCTATCGTCTGCCATCTTTTCCTTCCTTTATTCCCTGCGCGAAATCTTGTATTTTAAGTTTTATGTCGATGCCTGGGTTTTTATCTTTCAACTCGCCCATATATTTTTTAAACTGGCAATCCCGGCAGAGCCTCATCTTGCCCTGCTTGGTGTCCATGATGATGGTATCGAACCGATGCGCGGTACGGCCGCACATATCGCACTTCATAACTGGGAAAATTTATCTGTATCTTCGTACCGTCCGAGTCCTGCATGCCGGTAATTTTACTCGCCAATTCTATCGCCCGCATCTTGCTCCCCATGTCCTCGTCCTGGCTGATCACCTTCCGCAACTCCTGATGTATGGTCTTCCTATCCACCCCGATGATAGCATCAAACACCTTGTCGTCGATAGCTCGGAGGATATTACTTTCCGGCTTTTGAGCCTGCCACTTGGTATATCCCACACTCAGGGCGAGCTGTTTTAAATCTATCCGCTTCCCCAGCTCCAAATTCAGAGCGATAGCCTGCAAGAAGCGATATTCCTTCGGCTCTATTTTTTTTACCCCCAGCCGCTCCTCTAAACTGCGACACGCCACCCGTGTCAGCTCTATGTCAGACTTGGTCACCTTGAGACTCTCTTTATAGCGTTGTATTTTTTTCTTCAGCTCAGAAGAAGCCATATCACGATTATACCAACCAAATAAAATATGGACACCCAAAAACACGATATATCCGGGATAGGGTCACGAGTAGAAGAGCTCAATATCCTGGGCGTAAAACTTAGCTACGATCTTTTTAGTTCTGGGAGTATAGTAGTATTTCCTCCGCTCTGTCTTTTTCAATACCGGCAACTTAAACTCCTTCACCCCGATCCGGTCGCACACCTTTTTCCAATCCTCCTTGATATTCTCAAACCTAAATATTTCAGGACCTACCTTCATCCGAGAATCTACCAGAAAATAAAACTGCGGGATGAACAAATTAAATAACACCCCCTCCATCAATATCCCGGAGGGGACCTCCTTCACAAACGCCTGCTCGTCATCCTTAATTTCCGCAGATACCACCTGCATCGGATTTAACTGGCTTACCACGTCGCATACCGCCTCGAATTTTTCATCTTTCCGAAGCGCCCCAGTATCCCGAGCATACTCGAAACTACTCGCAAACCTCTCAAACGGATCTCTCACAAACGCCCACTTAAAAAGAGAGTCCCAATCTATCCCGATACTACCACGATCTATAGCGATATCATAATGATAATACGGGATATGCCCGTGTATGCCCGCCAAAAACGGCGCCTGCTCCATCGAAGTCCCAGCCGTCCTAGGGACATGAATATACAAAAAATTGTGGTCCAGATTTAATACGCTCAAAAATTCGCCTTCCTAACTCGCTTACTCGATACCTGATCCGCCTTACTGATCGGCCCCCCAAAACCGCGACTCACTAAACCCTCATCCTCCAACTCCTTTACCCCGTCTGGTATCTTTTCGGTATCTTTCTTACGCGATACCACTTCGGTATCTTTCTTAGATGATACCTTTTTGGTATCTGATACCTTTTTGGTATCTTCCATGTACTTCAATACCACCATCCTGAAAAATCCCGTCCTACTAAGCCCTACCTCCCGCGCCGCCCGATCCACCCTCATTAAATCACTATCCTCCATTCGCATCGTAAA